AATGGGGTTCCCTCTGGGGGCAGTCGGGTTATACAATGGGGGTGGTATCCAATTGGTGGTTCCAGATCTTTTGATGCTGCTTTGACCCCCAACGATCTTGTCCCTAGAGGACTTGTTAATTCAGTCACCGTATCGTAGGAGTTTATGATGGATGCAAAAACAGCAGTTCACAAACATGAGAAAGCCAAGCACAAAGGTCAGCCTCTGACCAAACTTGCCAAGGGTGGCAAGACCAACGCAAACATGCTAAAGATGGGGCGTAACCTCGCCAAGATTGCTAATCAAAAGCAGTCCTCGTTTACCTACAAAAACTCTGGTAGGGGGCGTTAATGAAACAAGTTAAACCTTTTAATCAGCCTAAACCCGCGCCGACTCCAAAGTCTACGGATGCAAAACCCAAGACTTCTGGTATTAAGATTCGCGGTACTGGGGCGGCAACTAAGGGTGTAATGGCTAGAGGTCCGATGGCGTGAACTATACGGATTTAAAAAAGGCGATCCGAGGGTATGTCGAAAATGACTACCCGACGATTACTTTTGCTGATTCTGCAACAACGTGGACATCAGATCAACAGCTTGCGACTTTTGTTAAACAGGCAGAACAGCGCATTTATAATTCCGTTCAATTTCCTTCCTTACGAAAAAACGTAACAGGAAGTGCCACTTTAAATAATCAATACCTCCAATGCCCTTCTGATTTTCTAGCGGTCTATAGTCTGGCTGTTATTGATGCTACGGGGCGCTACCATTACTTACTAAACAAAGACGTTAATTTTATTCGTGAAGCGTATCCCGTTACTTTAGGTTCTGGTAATACCGGTCGCCCACGTCATTACGCTATTTTTGGCCCCGACTATCCTACGTTTCCTAACGAGCTAACTTTTTTATTAGGTCCAACACCTGATTCCGGGTATTCTGTCGAGCTTCATTATTACTATTACCCACAGTCAATTACCGAAGCTGCTTCAGGTCAAACTTGGTTGGGCGATAACTTTGATTCTGTTTTGCTTTATGGTTCGTTACGGGAAGCGTACTTCTTTATTAAAGCTGAACCAGACATGATGGGAGCGGTGCAAAATAAATACGAAGAAGCCTTAGCCCTTGCTAAACGCCTTGGTGATGGTATGGAACGTCAGGACGCTTATCGTTCTGGTCAAGTACGGTATCCGGTGAAGTAGTATGGCAATTGTTCAAACCATGTGCACAAGTTTTAAGGCAGAAGTTGCCCAAGGACTGCACAACTTTACAAGGACGACAGGCAATGTTTTCAAGCTCGCTTTGTACGTCGCCACTGCCAACCTCGGAGCAGATACCACCGTTTACACATCCACTGGGGAAGTACCGACGAGTGGAACCAATTACACCGCTGGGGGGATTGCACTTACAAATATCACGCCCCTTTCATCAGGTACTACAGGATATTGGTCGTTCGACGACGCAACTTTTACCAACGTAACTCTTTCCTGCGCGGGCGCACTGATTTACAATTCCACCAACGGAAATCGTGCAGTATGTGTACTTAACTTTGGGCAGACGATTACCAAAAACGCGTCAAATTTAATCGTCACTTTTCCCCCGATGGGCGCAACTGATTCTGTTTTAAGGATTGCATGATGGAAAAAGCAAAAGCGGGTGATCAAGTTTCTAGCGGGTTAACCGCTAAAACATCGTGGGGTGAATCGGCTGTGGCCTGCGGTAGGTACTATGCAGAGTGCCATGATAAGGATGGCAACCTCAAGTGGACTACTGAGGGTGATAACTTGGTAGTTAACGTCGGGCTTCAGTACATGGCTGGCACGGCACTGGCAAACTCGGCAGCACAGATCACAACATGGTATGTGGGCTTATACGGTGCTGCTGCAAGTAATACACCGGCTGCATCAGATACGATGTCCTCCCACTCTGGCTGGACAGAGATTGATTGCTACAGCGATGCAACCAGACCAGCGGCAACTTTTGCCGCATCAACAAATGCCAATCCTTCGGTAGTAACGAACACCTCTAATAAGGCTGTGTTTAATATTGACGCAACCGCAACGGTAGGTGGTGCCTTCTTAACAAGTAACAATACGATCTTAGGAACGACGGGTACGTTATTCAGTGCCGCAGACTTCCAATCACCCGGAGATCGGTCGGTAGTTTCAGGTGATGTAATTTCTGTAACGTACCAATTTTCATTAACGGCAACATGAGTGAAGGCGGCTGGGGATCAGGTGCATGGGGATTTGGGCCTTGGGGCAGGTCAGCTTATGATCGTTCTGTTCTTGAACTGGCTTCAGGAAACGACACAGTTGCTGTGCCGGGGGTTGAGTATCCAGCATCTATTCTTGAAGCCGCATCGGGCAATGACCTCATGGCAGGCAACCCATACTTTGCCACCGATATTATTGAAGCGGCCAGTGGTGCAGATACAATTGCAGGGGCTGCTAATTTTGGTGGAACGATTATTGAAACATCTGCTGGTGCAGACAGTATTTCAGGTTCAGCAAGCTTTATTAGTTCTGTGCTTGAGAATGCGGCTGGTAATGACCTTGTTTCAATCAACGTGGAAATGCAGCTATCTGTACTTGAAAACGCATCTGGTGCTGATAGCATCTCTGCTGTATTGTTCTGGGAGCAGATCAATACAACACAAAACGCCGGTTGGTCGCAGATAACGACGTAAGGAATAGTTATGCCTTATACAAGTCTATTAGATTTAATTACCCCAGTCCAAGGAACCGAATCGGGAACTTGGGGTGATGCGGTCAATCGTGGCCTAACGGCTTATCTTGATATTGCAATTGCAGGTACACAGACATTAAGTACAGATGTTGATGTAACGCTGGTAAATACTCAAGGCACAAATTCAGCAACGAATATTGGGTCTACATCAGCCCAGTACATGATCCTGAACTGCACCGGTTCCAGATCGCAACTACGCTACATAAACGTACCCAATAGCAGTAAAGCCTACATTGTGATGAACAACACCTCTGGTGGGTTCAATGTCACGATCCGGGGAAGCACTGGGCCTACGACAGGTATTTCGGTTGCTCCGGGTAAACAGACTTGGGTAGCCTGGGATACAAATGCCGGTGATTTCAAAGAGATTGCTTCGGGTGATGTAGACGGACCTGCGTCTTCTACTGATAACGCAATTGCAAGATTTGACGGTCTGACGGGTAAAGTTATTCAGAACTCGGCAGCATTTGTCGCTGATACGACAGGTGACATCACAGCCGGTGCTTACAACAAAGTCACGATCACTGCTCCGGCATCTAGCGCAACACTGACCATTGCTGATGGCAAGACATTAACGGCTAGTAATAGCCTGACGCTAGCGGGTACTGATAGCACCACGATGACCTTTCCGGGAACCAGTGCAACGATTGCACGGACGGATGCGGCTCAGACATTTACGGGCATACAGACCTTTAGTTCGGCACCGATCTTATCTTCGGCCACGGCAAGTAAAGCAGTCTTTACGGATGGATCTAAGGCACTTACCTCTACAGGTACGCTAGCCACGGATCAGGGTGGTACGGGTCAGTCTAGTTACACCGCTGGTGATTTAATTTACTACGCCACGGGTACAGCGTTTACCAAGCTTGCGATTGGTTCAAGTACAACCATCCTTACGTCTTCAGGAACAGCACCACAGTGGAGTGCTGCATCAGGTGTGACGGTTGGGACGGCTACGAATCTTGCAGGTGGTGCAGCAGGGTCGGTTCCTTATCAGACAGCATCAGGTGCGACAAGCTTCTTATCCATCGGTACGTCTGACTATGTTCTGACTTCCACAGGATCAGCGCCGACTTGGACAGCGAATACCGGTACAGGAAATGTCGTTAGGGCAACATCACCTACGCTTACCACGCCTGTTCTTGGTGTAGCTACAGCAACAAGTTTGAATGGCCTAACGGTATCCACGACCACGGGTACGCTGACACTTGCTAATGGATCTACGCTTGCAACCTCTGGTGCTAATAGCATCACGTTAACTTCCACGGGTGCTACAAACGTCACGCTTCCCACATCAGGAACCTTGGCAACCACAAGCAATACCGTAGCAACGATCTCATTTGGTACGACAGGTTTAACGCCAAGCACGGCAACAGGCGGTGCAGTAACGGTTGCTGGCAACTTAAGTCCTGCTAATGGCGGCACGGGTGTATCTAACAATGCACTGAATACGCTTACCTTCACAGGTAACTACAGTCTTGGGCTGACCTTAAACGGCAACACATCGGTTACCTTACCAACGACCGGCACGTTAGCGACGCTGGCAGGGGCAGAAACCCTGACCAACAAGACCATCAATGGTGCTAACAATACGATCAGCAATATCAACCTAGCCTCTCAGGTCACAGGTACGCTGCCTTTTGGGAACGGTGGTACAGGTAATTCGGCCACACCAACGAATGGTCAGTTGCTGATTGGTAATGGATCAGGGTTTAGCCTTGCTACGTTGACGCAAGGATCTGGTATTACGATCACCAATAGCTCTGGTGGTATTACGATTGCTGCAACGGGTGGTGGCGGAACAGGCGATGTGGTTGGTCCAGCTTCTTCAACGGATAACGCGATTGTCCGGTTTGATGGCACCACGGGTAAGCTGATCCAGAACTCGGCTGCAACGATTGCCGATACAACGGGTGACATCACGGCAGGTAAGTACAACGGGTTAACGGTATCCACAAGCACGGGTACTTTGACGATTGCTAACGGTTCGTCGCTTATTACGTCTGGTGCAAATAGCATCACGCTGACATCTACTGGCGCAACAAACGTCACGCTGCCTACGACAGGTACGTTGGCTGTATTAGGAACGGCACAAACCTTTACCGCAGCGCAGACATTCCGTGCAGCTAGTGCGATTCGTTCTGAGGCTGCTTCAACGCAGGATGCTGTGGTTTTGGCAGGACGGGCTGGTGGTACTTCTAGTTATGCAGTAACGCTTACCCCAACAACGCTTACAGCGAGTCAGACCTTAACGCTTCCTAATGCAACAGGAACCCTTTCTACAACTGGATTTGCTATTGCTATGGCATTAGTCTTCGGAGGATAAAATGAGTGCGCCGAACATTGTTTCTGTAACGAGTATCGTGCCACACACGGTATCTATCACCCCTGCTGATACCTCACGAAATGCTCTAGTGACAGCACCAGCAACTGGGGCAACGCATAAGATCAACTCGATCTTGATCTCTAATATTGATACGGCATCTGCTTATTCAGCGACGGTAGAATTGAGACTTGCTGATGGTTCAACGTATCGGTCCTTGTGTACGTCACTCACGGTTCCTGTAGGCGGTACGGTGGAATTACTGACCACGGGTACATCAATTTATCTGCTGGATACAAGTGTGTCGGGTGAAGCATCAACGCTGTGGGCAACGAGTTCCACGGCATCTAAACTGACGTATACCTGCTCTTACACCACGATTTCTTAAGGTTTAGATCATGGCTCAATATCCTAATCCTTATAACGCCCAGGGGGTCTGGTCTTTAAGAGATCAGTTTGTCGCCCGAATGGGTAACAACTGGCCTGGGGTGGTTACGGTTACAGAGATCTTCACATCCAGCACGAGTTGGACCTGCCCCACAGGTGTAACGGCTGTTAATTATTTGGTGGTTGCTGGTGGCGGTGGTGGTGGTGCTTCACATGCTGGTGGTGGCGGTGCCGGTGGTTTTAGAACCGGGGCAGGATTAAGTGTAACGGCGGGTACGTCATACACCATTACCGTTGGCGCTGGAGGAGCAGGCAATCCAGCCCCTTCACCCTCGCAATCTGGACAAGGAACTTCTGGAAGCAACTCAATTTTTTCTTCAATTACATCTACTGGCGGCGGTGGTGGCGGCGGTAGAACAGGAAGCACAGGCACAGAAAACGGGCTTACTGGCGGCTCAGGCGGCGGTGCTGGATGGGGAACTGGCCCTAGTCTTGGCGGCGCTGGTAATACACCTTCAACATCACCGAGTCAGGGAAATAACGGAGCAAACGGGACGAGTCCCTCTGGTGGCGGTGGTGGAGGCGCAGGAGGCGCAGGAGCTTCTTATAGTGCGCCTAATGGCGGTGCGGGAGGTGCTGGCTCTGCTTCTACAATTTCTGGTTCGTCGGTAACTTACGCCGGTGGCGGTGGTGGAGGCGGTGCTGCTTCAGTAGGACCGGGAGGTTCTGGCGGTGGAGGTAATGGTGGGTTCACAACACCAGCAACTGCTTCTACAGCAGGTGGCACTAATCTGGGCGGTGGTGGAGGCGGTGGAGCAAGTAGTTTAGCAGGCGCAGCAGGCGGCTCCGGTATCGTCATTATTCAATACACCATTACCCCAAGCATAGCTACAGGCATTGTGACCTTCACAGGTAGTGGCGTATGGGTATGCCCTGCTGGTGTGACTTCGGTTGATTACTTGGTTGTCGCTGGTGGGGGTGGTAGTTCTTGTGGTGGGGGTGGTGCTGGTGGATTTAGAACAGGCACTGCTTTAAGTGTTTCTTCTACGGGCGGGCCAAACTCTGATGGTGTTTATACGATAACAGTAGGTGCTGGCGGGGCTGGTGCAGGTACTAACGAAACAGACAATGGTGCAAGCGGAAGCAACTCTATTTTCAGCACAATTACTTCTGCTGGCGGTGGCGGTGGCGGGGTCAAAAACTCTCCCGGTAATGCAGCACCACCCGCCGGTGGCTCTGGTGGAGGTGGTGGTGCAAGTGGTTCCGGGACAGTTCCCGGAGGAACTGGGAATACGCCATCTACATCACCATCCCAAGGAAACAATGGAGGCAATAATGGTGGGAACACATCTCCGTTTGGTTCAGGTGGTGGTGGTGGCGCATCAGCAGTAGGAGCAAATTCTGGCGCAGGTGGCCCGTCTGGTAATGGAGGCGCGGGAACCGCATCATCTATTTCTGGAAGCAGTGTTACTTATGCTGGCGGTGGCGGTGGTTGTACTTTAAGAGCGAATTCTCCCGGCACTGGAGGCGCAGGAGGTGGTGGCGCTGGCGGCACAACAGGAGTTGGTACTGCTGGCACAGCAAATACCGGCGGCGGTGGTGGTGGAAGTAGAGAATCTAATGCTGGAGCAGCAGGCGGCTCCGGCATCGTCATCCTCAAAACAAACGCAGGTTAAGTATGCAAAAAATCTACAAACTCTACGGTATTGACACAGCGATGGCGATGCTTCGTCCCGGCGCTAAATGGGAAATCTCAAACAGTCATTTCACTCGCTGGGATGATCCCCGCCCGTGTCCAACATGGGAAGAAGTGCAAGACACGATGGAGAAGATCAAAGCCTTTGAGGACTCCATCAACACCATCTATACCGAGGAACAGCTCAAAGAACACAACGAATGGGTTGCAATGTTCAACAAGGCGGCTGCATGAAACTGCACGGACTATTTGCACAACCCGTTGGGTTCTTTGACCTTGGGCGTGAGCTAACCGAGGAAGAGAAGTTCTTTCTGATGGAGCTTGAACAGAGATCCAATACAGGCAACCGCACCTCGGTCAATAATTTCGTCCTTAAAAGCCCTGTGATGACAAGTCTTAGGTCATGGATGGAAGATTCGGTGGCTGAGTATTTCAAAGCCACAACCAACCCCAAACACGATGTCACGCTAAGGCTCACGCAAAGCTGGGTCAATTACAGCGAACCGGGGCAGTATCACCACAAACACGCACATCCAAATAGCTTCGTCTCAGGCGTGTTCTACATTCAGACCAACCCTAACGACAAGATCTATTTTTATCGGGATGGTTGGCAGCAGATTAAATTGCCCCCGGCAGAGTGGAACGCATGGAACAGCGAGTCTTGGTGGTTTGAAGCCATTACAGGGCGATTGATTCTTTTCCCATCAAGCTTGACGCACATGGTGCCGACTGTAGAGGGTGAGGATGTACGGGTTAGCTTGAGTTTTAACACCTTCCCGCTAGGTACAGTTGGCGAGGAAATGGATTTAACTGGACTGAAACTGGAGGCTTAGATGGCTCATTTCGCAAAAATCGATGAAAACAACATCGTCACGCAGGTTGTCGTGGTTGACAATAAGGACACATCTGACGCTAGCGGTGTGGAGAAAGAACACATCGGCGCAGCTTTCTGTGAGCGTCTTTTCGGCGGCACATGGAAGCAGACCAGCTATAACGGGAACATCAGAAAGAACTATGCCGGGATTGGTTACACCTACAGATCAGACATTGATGCTTTTGTAGCACCAAAACCCTTTGCGTCATGGATTCTGAACGCTGATGCTCAGTGGGAAGCCCCTGTTGCGATGCCGACCGACGGGCAGATGTACTCATGGGATGAAGCGACCACTTCGTGGAAAGTCAATGAACCCGCTCAAGCTTGATCTCACACTTGATGAAGTCAATACAGTGCTAGATACGCTGGGGAATCTTCCTTATAAGCAGATCGCAGCACTGTTTGAGAAGATCAAGTCACAGGCTGTAGCCCAGCTTGAGGAACAGAAAACAGAGTAAACGTGGGAGACTGCTATGAACTGGAGCGATGTCCTCAAGGCAGTCATCCCTGTCATCGTTGCATCATTAGCGTGGTTGTTAC